AACTCGAAGCAGGGACAATCCATAGTAAAACCGCTTACTGCCGCTGCGGTAAATATGGCCGTGCGAAAAATGGGCGGAAAAGTCAATCGTTTTAAAAAGGCTACAAAATGGACTAAATATGCCGCAGATACTTTAAATACAGGATTGGATTTAGCAAGCAAAGGTAAAAATATTTTTGGCATGGGCGAGCTTGAAAATGTAGCGGTCAAAGTCCGTCGTGTAAAGAAGGTATTAGCAGAACCTATTGTTCAAGAAATTATTAAAGCAGTCCGTAAAGCACCGGTTGTAAAACAAGTAGTTAAAAAAGTAAAAGCAGTTGTTGGCGGTGCCAAACCACGTGGAGTTCGTGCCGCAATAGTTAAGAAGGTAATGAAAGAGCAGGGTTTGGGAATGATTGCCGCTTCAAAATACGTAAAGGCAAAGGGATTATATTAAAAACGATAATAAATAAATTACATATTTTATTAGGAGGTGTGGAACCTAAGGTTCCGCTTTACAAGTATATTTCGCGGTGAGAATGAATAAGCATTTTTAGGTTCAATTCCAAATAATATACACGGGATAATGGTTTTAAATATAAATGACGATTTATATAAGATGTGTTCGATTCACGTCTATCCCAAAAACTTATAATATTATAAATAAAATATAATACTATATATATGACCTTATATCACACAGACGCGAAGGAATTAAAAGACTTTTATAATTCGCAGAAGCGTATAGCAGCGTATAGTTTAAAGTCTGATAAATCAAGCGGCGTAATTGGCACACCAAAAGTAGATAGCGATAAGTTTAAAAAAGTAATAGATTTATTAGAAAATTTAGAATCAAACCTTATACCATATGCTCGTTCAATAAGAGAAGCACTTGAAAGTGATTTTACTATTGACCCTTCGAATCCAGATAAAATATTAAGAATACTGATTGAAACAAAAAGAGCATTAGGTGGTAAATCGTTTTCATTAGATGCGATTCCGTTCGAAGATGTAGAAAAATTTCGTAGTTATTTTGAATTTTTAGAAGAACGAACAACAACAATGAAAGACATAATAGATGCTATTGATGAAGTAGTTAATCGTCCAATCAACCCAGTAGATATGGACTTAGTAAAAACTGTGTATAATGTAGTAGGAGACATATATAATGAATTAGATTATATAACAGATACTATGAGATTTGATATACAACGATACGATAGCGGCACAGTTCAGCCCGCAAAACTTGGTGGTTTTAATTTAGATAAACACCTTAAATATTCTGACATGTATCAAACTATGCCTACTCGTTATTTATGATTTAATTATTTAATTATATTTATTAAAAGTATAATTAAATCAATATATTTATTTAGACCCTATAAAAATATTTAAGAAATGAAGGAATGATATTCTAATAAAAGTTATAACTCTCTATAAATAAAATAAATGCCAAAATTACAAATTAAATAAATAATAAATAAATAATAAATAAAACATATTATTCAGTAGGATTTAAAACATATGCTTCTTTTTCAGAAATAACCATCTGCGGATAAGTTTTTAAAATAGTAACCCATCTTGAATTAACTTTTTTTAATTTCTTAATTTGGTCCTTGTCTAAACCAACATAACCATCTAATAAATATTTTGAAGTCTTGCCACCAAGATTTTTAGGGAATAGCGTTATGCTGTGGCATTCGTTCAATATGCGCTTCGTTTCTAAACCCATCGTGGCGTTATGTGAAGTAAATATAACACTAATATTCGCATGTCTGCCCGTTTCCAAGAATTTATTTAATAGTAAATAAACCTTTGATTTTATTTCCTTATTGCTTATCACGTCGCAGTCGTCGAATATGCATAGCGATTTTGCGAAGTCTCCAATATCTAAATCAGCATTTAAAAAGGGTTGTTCCTTTATCTTTATGCGTTTAGTGTATTTTAATTTATCAAGGGTTGGGTCATCTGCTAAACTGCTAAATATATATACTTCATTTTTAGGATACATTTTGCGATATTCTACGATGTAATTTTTTGTATAAAATGATTTGCCTGAGCCGCTTTGTCCGGTAATATACAAAACGCTTCTCTCTGTTTTCTTATCAGGGATTTGCTGTATAGTATTATCGTTTTTACATTTATATTCGTTTGTCCCGTCTTCAATAGGTCGGTCGTTTAAATATAAGGTTTTCTTACCACATACTGCTATCATTTTCCCTATCTCGTCTGTGTTAATACTACCTTTGGTTTCCATATTAATTATAACTATATTTTTTATTCTAATATAAAATTGAATATAAACATATCCTATAATATACTATAAGATGCCTCGCTTACATATTGATTACTCAAAGACAATCATATATAAATTGGTATGCCGTGATTTATCTGTTAAAGAGTTATATGTAGGGGCAACAACAAATTGGGTTAATAGGAAAGGTTCACATAAATGTAGATGCACTAATGAAAATAATAAAAAATATCATTTAAAAGTTTATCAGTATATTCGTGCTAATGGTAGTTGGGAAAATTGGAATATGATAATGGTTGAAGAATATTCTTGTGAAACAGAACACGAAAGCGCTAAACGAGAAAGACATTGGACTGAAACGCTTGGTGCTACATTAAATAGTAATACTCCATCACGAACATATACAGAATATTGCGAAGAAAATAAAGAACAAATTAATAAACGACAAATAAAATATACAGAACAAAATAAAGAACTAATATCAAAAAAAAATAAAGAAAAAATTACTTGTATTTGTAATTCAGTTTGTAGTAGAGCATCTATACCATCACATAATAAAACACAAAAACATATTAATTTTCTAAACTTCGTAGTAAATCTTTCGCAGGTTTATTAATCAAATTTCTTAAATATTTAATCATAACAGAACACACATTTTTATAATTTTTTGGTGTAATTTTATTTAATTTTAATATTTTTGTTTTAGAAGCAATAGAACTCAATGCTATATTTTCTTTTATCATTTGGATATTAGAAACAATTTTTTCAAATGGTACATTATGTTTTTCAGTAAGTAATAGTAAAACATCCATATCATTTGCAACCTTATTTAATAAACCATACTCGCTGTTAAAAAATGATTCGAGTTTAGGTAGTCTCTTATCATTAGGGCTTTCAAGACTTATAATTGAGTATAATCTTTTTAATGCCTTCATGCTGTTATTGTATCTGTATTTTTCAATATCATCTGCTAAACTTTGAATTATACTTTTATTATCATCAGTGGTTTGTTTATATATATACATCTCGCTTACTTCTGCGAACCTATCACCAATAGGAATTATAATGTCTAATTTAATAACTGTATCATCTTGTAATGCTTCTGTTAAATTATATTTAGTTCCATCAATCAATTTAATAAATCCTTTAATAATATCATCACGAGTCCATCTTAATATAAATAGGTCACGAATAAGTTTAACTCTCTCTTCGCCTTTACTATCGAGTATTTTTTTTTTATATAATTTAGGTATTAAAGGATTTTTTAAATACTCTGTTAAGTCATCTTCATCAAAATTATAAATAAGTTTTTTGAAAAGTCCTGCTTTAAAATCCATAAAGTAATAATCTTTTTTTGGTATATCTTTCATAACCTTTTTAAAATAATCTGCGAGGATATTAGCACGTCCTTTTAACTCAGTCATAATATCATAATCAGAAACAAAGAGCATTCCTCGCCTTTGGTTAGACCCAACTAACTTGACTTTTCCTTTAACACTAAATTTTTCTATAAGTGTTCCTATTCTGTTATTTAGCATATCAACGGATTTACTCATTATATATAATATTATATTAATTTATAGAAATGAATAGAAAGCAAATGCTATTAGTTATAGAAAAATATTATAGAGAGATAAATAGAATAAACCCACCCAAGTATAAAGACTATACCAACCATGAACTAAAACAAGTAATTGTTATGTTTAATATAATATGATTTAATTAATTATAATTATAATTATTAAATATGTAATTAAATCAATTCTTTAAAAAAAGGTAAATAGAAATATTTGTGAAATGAAGAAATGTATTTTGAATAAAAGTTTATAATCCTATAAATAAAATAAATGATTATATTACAATTATAATAAATATAAATAAATAATAAATAAAACATATATAAATATACAATACTACTGCTGAGATTACATCTGAGTGCCGACCTTAGATTAATTTATATATAATAATCTAAATATAATAGATTTATTTATAAAAATCTTATCTAAATAGATATAAGTTTTTTAATAATTTCGAAATTATCATAATAAATAAATGTAAATATATTAAATTAATTAAAAATAATCTAAATATATTAAATTAATTCATTATAGTTAATCTAAATGGTCGGCACTCTGCTGTAATCTCAGCAGTAGATTTATGAAATAATTAATAATAATTATTATTTATTTTTTTATATATGTTCCAATCGAATTATTTACACTAGTTGCCATTTGTTGTGCGTCTTCTTTTAAATCTTTTATAACATTTCCATATTTTGATGAGAGATAGACATTGCGTAAAACACTTACCCCCATGCTTGGATTATTAAATATTAATTTCATATCATTTGTTAATTCAGTTGGGTTATATGGTTCTCCTGACTTTTTTACTATTAAATAATTATTTCCTTCTTTCTTAAATTTAGTCCATATTTTTATAATATCTTGTAAATCTTGCGGGGTATCTATGACCTGCTGTTTAAATGCGTCCTTTGTTTTATAATTATTAAAATAAAATTTGCCATCATTATAATAGTTAAATTGTTTATCTTCTGTTGGTTTTTCTACTAGCATTAATGTATAATCCAATAATCTACGGGGAGCGGTTAGTAAGTATAATGATTGTATCATAAGTTGTCGCAATCTTTCATATTGTTCTTCTGTTACTTTTCGCTTTTTTCCAATTTCAGTTATTACTTGTTTTAATTCATCATAATTTTTATGTAATTCTTCCATATTAACTTTTGTTTGTTTTTCTTGTGTCGTTACACTCTTAAATGATTCCTTATTTAATACTTGATTAATTTCCATCATGTATTTATGATATATGTCATATTCTTTTGCGTATTTTTTATTATCCTTCAACACGCTAACAATAGCAATAAAAAAAGAACGACGAGTATTTGGATTCTTTACTTCTTCTATTTTTTTTAATATTGCTGTTGTATCTTTAAGAAACTTTAAATCTGTGATAGTCTTATCGTCGTTTAATTTTTTTAATTTAGATGTATATGTTTTAATGGACCCTTCGCTTAATGGTTTTACTCTCGCGCCACCAAATAATTCTATTTGTTTTTTATCTGCGATAACCCTTGACATTTATATATTAGTATAAGATTTTATTTATATTTTAATTTTATTTATTTGAACCCTATAATGTCTTTCGCAGAATGAGCGGTCGCTATACAACAAATACAAAAGGGAATTGATTAGGGTTGCCAACCTTACTTACAGCAAATTCTGCGTTGCTTATAGTCGATCCGCCGACTGGATTGCCGTTTATTAAACAACGAATACCATAAATTTGTCCTGCTACGACATTGATGTTGCTGTGTTCACATTGTAAATGGTATGCTACATTAGCAACAGCGGCAAAAGTTGCGTTTGGTGGGTTGCGTGTAGCAGTAAAAGTATTTGAAGCGAAACGATTTTGAACCACACCACCAGCATTAAGTGTTACAATTTGGAGTTCAATCTGCTGGACAGAGGTCTCTAGATTTGCGATGTTTAATGTTAAACCAGCGTACATGTCGTAGAGACCTGCGGGAAGATTAAAAACGATTTCTGATCCGTCTGCACGCCTCAATATTGCTAACGAAGTTCCATTAGCAGAATTTAATGGCGTAGCAGGTACTGCTGTATTTATCACACTTCCTGCGAGGTATGTTATCACATTTGACGAAAAATTTTGAACGCTCATATAATTATAATAATATTATAATATTGAATTAGATATAATATAATTATATATAAAATGAGCAAAGCTTTCGGGTACGGTTTATTGTCGCAAAAATATAACACATTGAATAGTCTATTATCTTCAGGCGCATACACACCAACTCTACAGCAAGTACTTGATGTGGGGGACACAGCAGCCGCCATTTTAACAATAAACGCTCCACCAGGATCAATCACAAATCAAATGAGATATGATACGCAAATAATTAGTGATGGAGCTTCAAATACGGCAACTCATCAAACAGATGGTTTTGTAGCAACAAATCAACCATTTGGAGCGGACTATGGACAACTATTAAAAGATAGAGTTAAATTTCAAAAAGGTGCAACTCTTATTGAACTTATAAATAATGGAACAGAACTTGAAATTAACGGACAAGCATCTTTTAGCACTGCACCACATTCACCTGACCCTCTTCTAGGCAATGATTTAGCAAACAAGGGATATGTAGATTCGCTTGTAGGTA